ATTCCGTTGTATATTGATCATGACCTGTCCAAACACATTGGACACATTGGAACCTGGGAATACAAGCATCAGCACACCTGGGCAATCCGTCCTCAAGAGGATGCTTACCGAGCATCAATCGGTCTTAAAACCGAACTTCGCAAAAAGGACGCTGCCTAGATGGCACTTTCAACGTTTTCACAACTCAAGACGTCTATCGGTGATTGGCTTAACCGATCCGACTTGACGTCTGTTATTCCCGACTTCATTACATTGGCGGAAGCCGAATTCAACAGGACGTTGCGCACGAGGCAAATGATCGTACGCGCTAACGCTGTCATTGATGCCGAGTACACGCAATTGCCGAATGACTTTCTCCAAATGGAGAACATGATCATTCTGACAACGACGCCAACAAAATTGGAATTCCTCAGCGACGAACAGGCTGATGACATATTTACGCGTTACTTTTCGGCTACAGGGACGCCTCGTTACTACACAATCATTGGCGAAACGTTAAGGTTTGTTCCAACGCCATCAGGCGAATTTACGGTTCAGATGACGTATTACAAGGAAGTGCCTGCGCTATCTGACTCAAACACAACGAATTGGATTCTAGGGAATCATCCTGACCTTTACTTGTACGGCTCATTGTTGCAAGCCGCGCCTTATCTGCAAGATGATGCGCGAATTGCCACATGGGCTGGCCTTTACGCCAAAGGCATGGAACAGTTGGCGGCATCAGAAGCCCGGTCCAATTATTCAGGAACCACGCCACGCGTCCGGGCGAAACCTTTGGGGTAATGTATGGCTAATTCATTCAGTGACTATCTTGAAAATAAAGTGTTGGCTCATGTGTTTGGCGGATCAGCCTACACGGCACCAACAACAATTTACGTCGGTCTTTTTACTGCCGACCCTGGCGAGTCAGGTTCAAGCAACGAAGTATCGGGTAACGGTTATCTGCGCCAATCTATGGCGTTTACTGTTTCCACCAATACGGCAACCAATACGGCAAACGTTGAGTTCCCTACGGCCACAGGGTCATGGGGAACAATAACGCATACAGCTTTGTATGACGCATCAACGTCAGGCAACATGCTTGCCGTTGGGCAGCTTACTGCGTCAAAGGCTATTGGCACGAACGACGTGTTTCGATTCAATGCTGGCGACTTTGACTTGTCGCTTGACTAATGATCGGTTATGGGTCAGGTGATTATGGCAAAAGCGCTTATGGCGTACCAGGCTATATTACCGGCGCAGTTAGCATCACCGCAGCCAGCAGTGTTGTCGCTGTTGGCTACGCCAGGCGCGGCGGTCAAGTTTCGATTGCGGCAAGCGCAAACGTTAGCCCAACAGCTTACGTTACGCGTGGCGGGCAAGTTGCCGTTACGGCACAGTCTAGTGTTGTTGCCAGGGGCATTGTCCCGAACAGAATTAAGAGTTACGGCACTGGCGACTATGGCATTACTACTTATGGCCGTGACGTCGATTATGTTGATGGTTCTGTCAGCATTCCGGCAAGTTCGTCCGTTTCGGCGTCCGGCACATTTGTTCAGCTTGCTGCAACGTCTATTGCAGCGCTTTCAAGCGTTTCGCCATCAGGCAGGCTTGTCAGGACAGCTAGCGTTTCAATCGCATCATCAGCAAGTGTTACGCCAGTTGGATACGCAACGCGTGGCGGTCAAGCATCAATTACTGGCGACTCAGACGTTACGCCGTCAGCTAATATTACAGCGTCAGGTGCAGCGAGCCTTACTGCGCAATCGCTTGCATCGCCATCAGCAAACATTACAGCGTCAGGTGCAACAAGTATTGCTGCGCAGTCAACTGTTAGTGCTTCAGGGTCGGAAGTATCTGAGGGCATTGTCAATGTTGATGGGCAATCCGTTGTTAGTACAACGGGCACCAAGATACGTCTTGCAGCAGTCTCTATTAGTGCAGCGTCAACGGTTACCACAGTTGGCAATCGTATTGGCCTTGGCCTTGTTAGCGTCGCGGCTGCGTCAACGGTTAGCGTCTTGGGGCGTGCTTATCGTGGCGGGATTACGCTTATTGCTGCCGCGTCAAATGTTGAGCCGTTTGGGTGCTACACAGCATCAGGCGCCACTGACATTGAAGCGCAATCTACTTGCTCGCCTTATGTGCCATGGATTCCGGTGCCTGTTAACCCTGAAACATGGGATGAGCAAACTGTTGGTGCTGAGTCCTGGAGCAATCAAACTGCAAGCAGCGCAACATGGACGCCGCAAGTGGTTGGCGATGAATCTTGGGGCGCACAGTCTCCATCAAGTGAAACTTGGACACCTGTAAGTCCATTCTATAAAGAGGCAGCATAATGGCTGATACCACGACCACAAATCTAGGATTGACCAAACCCGAAGTTGGCGCAAGCACTGACACTTGGGGTAACAAACTCAACACGGACCTTGACACGATTGATGCAATCTTTGCATCGAACGGCACAAGCGTTTCCATGAACGTGGGCAGCGGCAAGACGCTTACGCTTGGCGGAAACCTAACGGGTTCGGGAACGATCAATAGCGTGACCATTGGTCAGTCATTGGCGGCTGCGGGATCGTTTACCACGCTCTCTGCATCCAGCAACGTTACGTTTAGCGGTGCTGTTGTTTTGTCATCCACGCTAACGGCTAATGGCAACGTCACCCTTGGCGATGCAACTACAGACACGATTACGTTGACTGGCGCCACAAGATTTTACGCAGGAACGAATGCACTTCCAGGCATCACGCCGGCTAGCGATACCAATACAGGATTTTGGTCTCCGGCTGCGGATACGCTTGCTTGGAGCACAGGTGGTACTGAACGCCTCCGCCTCGACTCCTCCGGCAACCTCGGCCTTGGGGTGACGCCGAGTGCGTGGAGTGGTTTCAAAGCATTTGAGTTTGGTTCTGGTAATGCTTTAATGTCTGGTTCATCTGGATACGGGCAACTGTATTTGATGAACAATGCGTATTACAACGGTTCTGCTTACATTTATAAGAACACGCAGGCGGCTTCGATGTATGTGCATAACCAAGGACAACACCAGTGGTACACCGCCCCCTCCGGCACAGAAAACACCGCTATTACATCCTTCACGCAGGCGATGACGCTGGATGCGAGTGGGAATTTGTTGGTTGGTACTACCACAGCCACAAGTGCGCTGACAGTAGAAAAAGGCGTAAACAACGCCACAAACGGCTTAAGCCTTGTTAATAACAATGGAAGTGATGGTAATGGGTCTGCTGTTTCTTTCTATGGCGCGTTTGGCGCACCGTTTGCTGCAACTCAACTTCTTGCACGAATCAATGGATTTGTAACTGATCCTAATGGAGCCAAGAACGGTAACATTGCGTTCTTTACCGGTTCAAGTGGTACTGTTACCGAACGCGCCCGTATCACCAGCGATGGGAATTTGCTGGTGGGGACTACAAGCGCGACCAACAAACTTTATGTAAAATCAACAACGACCAATGTTGTAAACACTTACCTTGAGCATTCTGCGGCCTCTCCGTATGGCCTCCAGATTTATTATTCTGGAGCCGCCCCTAACAATACAGGCAATGAATTTATTTATTGTTCTGACACAGGGAACAATCGCTTTATTGTTTATTCAAACGGAAACGTAGTTAACAGAAACAACTCGTATGGCGGCATTTCTGATGTCAAATTAAAAGAAAACATTGTTGATGCCACGCCTAAACTTGCTGATTTGATGCGGGTAAAAGTGCGTAACTACAACATGATTGGCGAAACAACAAAACAATTAGGCGTTGTTGCTCAAGAGTTGGAAACCGTATTCCCATCAATGATTGATGAGTCCTTTGACAAAGATGAAAAAGGCAACAGCCTTGGCACAACAACTAAGCAGGTCAAATACAGCGTTTTTGTTCCCATGCTCATTAAAGCCATCCAAGAGCAACAAGCCATCATCACCGCCCTCACTGCCCGTGTCGCAGCCCTTGAAGGAACCCAACCATGAACTGGAACATCTCTACCCTTGAGTGCAAACCCCAAGACGGTGAGCTAACCAATGTTGTTATGACCGTACACTGGCAATGCTCACACTCCGATGGCGATCATCACGGGCATGTCTACGCATCGCATAGCCTTCCTGCTCCTGAAAGTAACTTCATCCCCTTCGACCAACTGACCAAAGAAGATGTACTTGGTTGGCTATGGGCTAATGGTATTGACAAAGCGGGTACGGAAGCTGCTGTGCTGGCACAAATCGAAACAAGCAAGAACCCACCAATCACTAAACCACCATTGCCTTGGCTATGAACCTAAACCTCGACCAAAACGAAATCCAATTTATTTTGAACGTGCTTGGCGATCTGCCGGCAAAGACTGGCGTGTGGCCTTTGATTGTGAAAATCAAGGAGCAGGCTGAGGCGCAAATTCCGAAAGACGAGCAATAAAGGTGATGTATGACTTCAGCCGACTCCGAAGCCTTAAAACGCATTGAAGTTCACGAAGCAGTGTGCGACGAACGCTATTCACAGATCAACGCCAGACTCAAAAGATTGGAGATGATCCTTATGACCACGGCGGGCACCATCATCATTTTGCTTTTGAATTTAGCGCTGAAGTTGAAATAAGCATTCAGCAAGCTATCCGCCAATATGGAAGCAATCACCGACGCAATCGGCAAGCTGTGGTACTTAGGTGCAGCAGTGGTTGCCATTGCGGCTTATGCGGTAACGATCAAAGTGCGCCTTGATTATCTTGAAAAGAATTACGACAAACAAATCACAGCACTATGGGAAAAGGTGAACGAGTTGAACGAAAAGTGCCAAGGATCAGCCTAGCATGATGACGCTTTTATCAACGCTCTTGTCATTCTTAGCCGGGGGCGTGCCCAAGTTGCTTGACCTTTGGCAGGATTCCAAGGACAAGGCGCATGAGCTGGAACTTGCCCGTATGCAAAATGAACGTGAGCGTGAGTTAGCCGCCATGGGATTGCTTGCGCAGCAACGCATCGAAGAGATTCACACTGAACAAGTGGCAATGCAAACGCAAGCCGAAGAGATGAAGGCACTCTACGCTCATGACATTGCGATTGGCGAAGGAACAAGCCAGTGGGTCAAGAACGCCAGAGCGTTAGTGCGTCCCGTGTTGACTTATGGCATGTTCATGCTGTTGGTATTCGTTGAGATTGGCGGATTCTGGTACGCGTGGACAACGAATGTGCCATTCGATTTGATGCTTGACCAATTGTGGGATGACGATACGCAGCAGATTTGGGCCGCGATTGTGGCCTTTCACTTTGGGTCACGAGCCTTTGCGAAATGATCAGTCCGCTTGCCCTCCAAATGATCAAGCATCACGAAGGTGTGCGTGCGCGGCCTTATCGTTGCCCGGCGTTGCTTTGGACCGTGGGTGTGGGCCATGTCATTGACCCATCGCACATCAACGTCAAAGTTGAAGAGCGTAAAGCCTTACCCATCCCACCGGGTTGGGATCGCACGTTATCGATGGCGGAAATTGACGACATACTTACAAAGGACTTACAACGCTTTGAGGCTGGCGTATCACGACTATGTCCTGCTGGTCTTACTCAGCCTCGCCTTGATGCACTCGTCAGCTTTTCGTTCAATGTGGGGCTAGGAAACCTTCAACGCAGCACATTGAGGATGCGCCATAATCGTGGCGACTATACGGGCGCAGCAGTTGCGTTTAAGATGTGGACTAAAGCGGCAGGGAAAGAGTTGCCGGGCCTGGTCAAACGCCGCCGCGATGAAATGGCCTTTTACATGAGCAACTGACATGCCACTCGTCCCTATCAAACTTCCTCCAGGCGTTTACCGAAACGGCACCGAGTATCAATCGAAGGGCCGTTGGTATGACGCCAACCTTGTGCGTTGGTTTGAAGGTACGCTTAGGCCCATGGGCGGATGGCAACAATGGTCATCCTCAGCAACGTCAGGCATTCCTCGCGGTATGCACGCGTGGAAGGACAACTCAAACAATATTTGGCTTGCCGTCGGTACGGCATCAAAACTTTACGCGTATCAAGGCGATGCTGATCGCGCAGACATTACGCCGACAAGTTTTAGCACTGGCCGAACGGATGCCACGCCTAACTTATCGTATGGCGGAAGAGATTACGGACAAGAGGCTTACGGTACTGCAAGATCATTCAAATCAACCTTAGCCATTCAGCCCGCCACGACATGGTCGATGGACAATTGGGGTCAGTATCTTGTGGCGTGCTCGGATTACGACGGTAAGTTGTACGAGTGGCAACTTGACTTTACAACGCCAACCAAAGCCGTTGCTATCACGAACGCGCCAACGAGTTGCAAAGGCTTGATTGTCTCTGAAGAGCGTTTTCTGTTTGCCCTTGGCGCTGGCGGTGATCCGCGAAAAGTGCAATGGTCTGACCAGGAAGACAATACAGTTTGGACGGCAGCCGCCAACAATCAAGCGGGTGACTTTACGCTTTCAACGCCTGGCTCCATCATTTGCGCCCGCCGCGTGCGCGGTGGCGTCTTGATCCTTACCGACGTTGATGCTCACTTTGCACAGTATCAAGGACCGCCATACGTCTATGGGTTTGAGCGCGTTGGAACGGGTTGCGGTGCCGTTGGCGTACTAAGCATTGCCGCTGCCGATACGTTTGCAGCGTGGATGGGAGCAAGCGGATTTTGGTTGTTTGATGGTTACGCCAAACCATTGCCAAGCGATGTTTCTGACTATGTGTTTTCTAATTTGAATCGTATTCAGTCATCCAAAGTTGCTGCAATTCACAATGCCAAGTTTGGCGAAATCATTTGGTTTTACCCATCGCTTGCGGCGATTGAGATTGACTCGTATGTTGTTTGGAATTACAGGGAAAACCATTGGTCAATTGGTGCGTTAACGCGTACGGTTGGCACAGGTCAGACGGTATTTCCATACCCCATGCTTTGTTCGCAAGATGGTCACATTTACGAGCATGAAATTGGATGGGATTACGATGGCGAGACGCCTTATGCCGAATCGGGACCGTATGAAATTGGCATGGGCGATAATTTGCTTGTGGCGAGTCAATTGGTGCCTGACGATAAAACGTTGGGCGACGTAACGGCAACATTCAAAACGCGCCTGTACCCAACAGGAACAGAAACAACGTATGGGCCGTATTCGCTTGCTAATCCAACATCGATACGCTTGCAGGGACGCCAGGTTAAGGTACGCGTCACAAGTAACAACAATACGGATTGGCGGGTTGGTATTATGCGCTTTGATGCTCAATCGGGCAGCAAACGATGAAACTTCAGCGCCCAACGCTCGAATACGATACGGCTGACCAGTTGTCGCTGCGACGTGCGCTCGAATTGGCTGACGCGTTGAATCGTAAAAAGAACGTTGATATTGAACTTGGGCAAGATGAAAAACTTGTCATTCGTTCGCCCAATGGGACGCGTTACTACTTAACCGTTTCCAATGTTGGCGCGTTGAGCGCCACAACGATGTGAGCAAGCCATGGACTTAAGCGTTTACGGATCGCCAGAAGACTTTGCATGGGGTCTCGCTAATGATCCCAACTTTGTTAAGTCGGCGGCAAGCTATGGCATTACGCTTAACGATATGCTGTCTTACATTAGTGGCGGACAACCGGCACCGGAACCTACATCAGCACCTGTTTCAACGCCAGCACCAACTTCAGCACCTGTTTCAACGCAAGAACCTACACCAACGCCAGCACCTACATCAGCACCATTGCAAGGTGGCGGATTGCTTGATACATCGCCCGGTTTTACCGACGTTAATGAGCCTGATTATGGATACTATGAACCAGTAAGAACACCTTACAACGGACTTTCGTTTCAGGACATTGTTAACCAAACACAAATTCGCGCCAATCAAGGCTACACTCCAACCGATCTATACAACTTTGGCGTTTATTCGCTTGGCCTAACCGCCGATGAAGCGCAGGCAATCCTTGGCAACATAACGTTTGCGACGCCTGCGCCTACGCCGGCACCAACCACAACGCCAGCACCTACGCCGACGCCAGCACCGACCTCAACACCAGTACCTACAACAACGCCGGCACCTACAACAACACCGGCACCAACCTCAGCGCCAGGCGGCGGACTTTTGACGGGTGGAAATATGATTACTTTAGAGCAAGCAAGTTTGGTGTTTGAGGGTTTGTTTGACAGACGCCCAAATGATAAAGAAATTGCCAACTTCAAAATAGCAATAGACGATAAAAACCCGGCATTGTCATCAGAAACGGCGTTTTACAATTACCTGAAATCAACGTCTGACTATGATACTTATGTCAAAGGGTTGCTTTCAAACTTTGTAACGCCAGCACCGACGCCGGCACCTACAGCTACACCATCCCCAACGCCAACCCCGACGGTTACGCCAGCACCTACTGGTACACCGGCACCTACAGTTACACCAGCTCCAACACCGTCTCCAACTACAACACCAACGCCAACGGTAACGCCTGCACCTACACCAACACCAACGGTAACGCCTGCGCCAACACCGGCACCTACGTCTGCACCTGGCGTACCGATCAATGACGTGCAAGCATCAGCCGTTTTTCAAAGCGTGTTTGGGCGCGTGCCAAATGCCACAGAGTTGGCAAACTTTAGAGGTTATCAGCGAGGCACAACGCCGTTCACGTCAACAGATGCCTTGACAACTTACCTCATGTCAACGCCTGATTATGCTTTTTATAAAGCTAACCAAGCGTTACCGCCGGCAACTTATGGCAAAGCCGTTGTTCCGCAGGCGCAGTTGCAATACGGGTACGGACCAGAGCAAGGGTTGCTCACAAACATCAAAGGCCCAACGGGTCAGCAGATTCAAAATTACATGGATGCTTTTTATGCGGCATCTTATGGTGGTACACCAACGGCTGGATTGCTTGCACCATACGTTGCCGCCAATCAAGTGACATTGCCCGCATCCTTTTACGCCATGCCTCAAGGTGCGCCAACGGCGCAACAGTTGGCCGCCACAGGTCAAGGGTTGCTCAATACGGGTACAACATTCAACGATTTACGCACTGAGGCGCAAAAGTCTAATTTATCGCCACAAGTAACAGGCTCAATCCTTTCCACCTTAAACCAAGGTGCATCATTGCCTTATGTGCAAGGATTGCTATCAGGAACTCTGCCGTTAGTGGCTGGCGAAAACTTATTGGCGTACAAGTGAACGCACACAATTTAAGCCATTGGGATCGATGCCGGCCATTTATCGAAGCGGCATTGTCTTTCACTGGCGGAACACATACCATTGAGGACATAAAGCGAGCCGTTGACGCCAATGAAATGCAGTTTTGGCCTGGTCAACAATCCGCTGTCATCACTGAGATTCAGAGTTACCCACAAGCCAAAGGGATGCACTATTTTCTTGCTGGCGGGGACTTAGAAGAACTCTCGCGTATGCGTCCAATCCTTGAGAGATGGGCGCAATCAATCGGATGCAATCGTGTGACACTTGCCGGAAGACGTGGTTGGCTGCGTACGTTTTTGGCGGACGAAGGTTATGAAGAGAAATGGACTGTCATGTCCAAGGAGTTGAATCATGAGTAAAAGCGGCGGTGGTCAGACAACGCGTGTTGAACTTGACCCGGCATTCAAACAAGCGGCGTTAGAAAACTATGAGTTTTCTAAGCAACTAGCCGCCCAGGAATACACGCCTTATGGCGGCGCAAGAATAGCCGCGCCCACGGCGGCAACGCAACTGGGCTTGCAGCAACTTGCATCTGCCGGGGCTATGGGGCCAGGTACGCAGACCGTTGATTACGCAACGGCATTGGCACTGCAACCGACGAGCATTGCCGGCAACATTCAGCAATACATCAATCCGTTTCAGCAACAAGTCATTGGAACGGCATTGCAAAATATTGAGAATCAACGAGCGCAGCAACAGCTGCAAAACGCCGCAGCCGCCACACGCGCACGCGCCTTTGGCGGATCGCGCCAGGGCGTTGTTGAGGCAATGACCAATCTCAATGCTTTGCAAGCGGCAGGCCAAACGGCTGGCAATTTGGCTTATCAAGGGTTTGGTCAAGCGGCGCAACTTGCACAACAAGACGTTGCAACGCGCCAGGCGCAGGCTGCGCAACTGGCGGGGCTAGGCGCACAGCAACAAGCAATCCGCCAACAACAAGCGCAACAACTGCTTGGCGTTGGCGCACAAGAACAGGCGCAACAGCAAGCGCAGCTCGATTTGGCGTATCAAGATTTCTTGCGCCAACAAGCCTACCCGTTGCAACAACTGAACATCAGATCGCAAGGCTTGAGCGGGTTTCCTGCTGAGAATCAACAAATTGCATCACAGCGTTTATCACCAGGGCAACAGTTTGGTCAGGGCGTTAGTACGTTGGCGTCACTTGCTTATCTTATGTCCGATAAACGCATGAAAGAAAACGTTGATCGCATGGATTCGCCATTGTCGCAACTTGGCAAATTGACGGGGTATGACTACAACTACAAGGGCGATGACGAGCGAACGGGCGGCGTAATGGCGCAAGACGTTCAACGTGTTATGCCTCAAGCCGTGGCAAAAGATGATAGCGGCATGATGGCGGTTAACTACCCACAAATTACCGGCCTATTAGTTGAAGCTGTAAAGGAACTTGATCGCAGGACAAGGGGATAAGCATGGCGTCACTACTAGACTTTTTCACGGGCAGCGGCAGTTTTGGCGGGCAACAATTGCCCAATTCGCCTGAAGCTGCATCACAAGGTTACGCGCCAAACATCTTTGATCGCTTTGGCACTGGACTTGATCGCTTGCAGCAGTACCCTGGCTTGCCCGCCATGCCGATGGATGAGGAAGAGCGGCGCAGACAGCGCTTGCTAACGCTTGCGCAATTAGGCTCAACGGTTGCTCGTGGCGGCACACTGGCTGAAGGCTTGCAAGGTGTGCAACAGCAAGGGTTACAGCGAATAATTACCAACCTACAGTTGCAAAGACTTATGCAAGAGTCGGCTAATAAACAAGCTATAGCCGATATTGTTAAAAGGGCCGCATCAGGACAGGCGCCAATGTCTACCGTTCAACAGGTTCTAAGTCAAGCTCCTGTTGAAGCCGCCACTCAAATGCCGTTACCCGGTGGCGGCGCTATTGAAACAACTCGCCCAAATCTTGGGCCAACGTTAACAAACGCAAATTTGCTTGACCAAGCAGCGCCAAAAGTAAAAACGCCGCAAGGAGCGTTTATTGGCCCTTCTGACATTGCAAAAATTTCAGCACTTGACCCAAAATTGGCTGCAACTTATGCAAGCATCTACAACCAAATGTCACCAGACATCAAAGTTGCCCCCAATGGCGTGACTTATGATGCAAGAGACCCATCTAATGTTGGCAGAAGATTCCCAAGCCCAACAAACGTTCGCGGTCAAATTATTGACATCAATGACCCGGCAAACTTAAACAAATACTTTGCGGAGTACGATAAAGGGATAGCTCCAGGTCCACAAGGAACGGCTCAAGTCATACCAGGATACTTGTCTTCAGCGGCATCAATTGCTGGAGCGATAAAAGGCGCTGAAAAGCAAGCTCAAGCACCTTACGAGGTTGTAACACTTCCCACAACATCTGGCGGGTCAATGATAATGTCTGCGGCCGATTTTGCCAGGCGTTTTAACCCGCCTGGTATTGGCCCTACACAACCAACACCCGAACAGCAAGCACCTACAGCAGTAAGCGGTCAGGCGCAACAGTTGCCAGCGCAACAAGTGCCTACCATGCAGGCTTCAAGACCTGTTTCGGCTCAACCTCAAATAACGTTTGGCGCTCCGCCATCAGGCATTGGCGGGCAAACAACCGAGTCAAAAGCGACGGCAGAGGAATTTACAAGGTTTTTCTACAAAGATATTTTGCAGCCCGCCAAAGCAAACTCTGATGCAGCAAGAGGTGAGCGAGCATCCCTGCAAAGCGGGCTATCAATCCTTAATAGGACTCCCGTTGACAAAATTAACATGAATGAAACGATCAAATCGCTTTCTGGTTATGCAAAAGCGGCTGGGTTGCTATCTAAAGAAGGCGCAAAAAATGTAACAAACATTTCAACTCTTAACAGTCTTGTTCAAGACGCTGTTTTTAACAAACTATTGGCACAAAAGGGCGTGCAAACAGAGGGCGACAACACTCGTGCGTTACAGACATATACAGGGTTAAACGATGCCAAGGCTATGGAATTTTTGTTTAGATTTTCTATAGCTAAAGGAAACTTAAACGAAGAATATTATAAATTTTTATCAAATTGGAATTCTTCAGGAAAGCCTAAAAATCAAGCCGAGATGGCCTGGATGGAAAGCGGCGGAGCAAGGTCTGTCATAAAAGACCCGGTTATGAAACCGTTTTGGCCTTTGCTTACCGAAGTAAGGCAATTGAATAACAAAAAATATCGCATTTTCCCAGACGGCACTTTTGATGAAATTAAGGATTGACTAATGGCTAATCCAACACTTGACGAGTTAATGCGAAGCGGTCAGATTGTTGAAGACCCATTGGCAGAAAAAGATAGCGGCAAAAAAGAAAAAGCGCCAGCAATCCAGCAAACGCAACAGGCGCAACAAATGCAGCAAGGCGGAACAATACCTTATGCTTTAGGCCGTTTAGCGCAAGGAGTTGGAGCGCCGGCTTATTTGTTGTCTGATGCCGCCGTCAGAGCGTACAACTTAGCAACTGGCGGTAACATTCCAACCTTTACCGAACGTCTACAAGCATCTACTGCAAAACCGTCTGGAGCAGGGGAAAGATTTTTGGGCGCCGGTCTTGAAGGTATTGGCGGTGCGCTTAGTGGGGCAACCGCTCTTAAAGCACTTGGTGCCGCCACTCAAACTGCTGCCCCTAGACTGTCACAAGCCGCTTCACAGCTAGGAAGAATTACTGCGCCTTTAGTTTCTGGCGGCGCTACAAGTGGCGTTGCAACAGAAGCAGTTCGTGGAACATCGGCTTATGAAAACTTATCTCCAGCCGCCAAGGTTCTTGTTGACCTTGGTGTTGGCATTCCGTCTGGCGCTGTTGGAGGTTATGTTGGCGGCAAATTAGTTGGTGCTACAGGAAAAAATATCCCTGTAGAAATGCAACAAACGCGTGCCGCACTTGAGCGTCAAGGCGTCCCTTATCGCGCTGGAGATATAGCTGGTCCTGGAAGTCGCTTAACTGCTGCTGAGGCTTATGCGGCTGAGGTTCCAATGGGTGGCATGAGAGCCGCCATGACTCGAACGGCTGAGGCGTTCAAAAAAAGGTTAGGCAACTTAAAGAGCAAGTTTGTTGTTCAGGGCGATGCCAACCGAATTATGGCCGATGACATGCGCTCTCAATACAACAGCAATAAAACAACAGCAAGTAAATTGTTTCAAGCAGTACCAAAAGACGAACAAGTGGCACTGGCACAAACAAATGCTGCGGCAAAAACATTGCTTGATCAATTTCCAGATGTTTTTACTCTTGCCCCTGTAAGCAAACAAGCTCAAAGTCTAATCAAACAAGCGGCAGAAGCATCTGGCCCAAAAACTAGTGTCATTCTTGCTCCAAATGGAAGGCCTATACAAACGGCTCCAATCTATGATTATTCTGACGCAAGAAGGTTGGCGTCTGACATAGGGTTGATGGTCCGCCAAACGTCAACAGACCCAAAATATTCATCGGTACATGGAGCGTTAAAAAACTTATACGCATCAATTCAACAAGACTTTGACAATTGGGCGCAAAGCACAACAAATCAAGCCGCCGCGCAAAGCTATCGTGACGCAATGAATTACTTTAGGACCAATGTTGCGCCTTATCGTGACAGCAATATAGTTAATAAAATTGTATCAAGTCAGGTCAATAAGGCCGACTACGATGAAGGGGCAAGGCGTCTTTTTGAGTCTGTTTTTAGTTCTGGAGATACTGAGACTGCCAACCTAGCTATTCGACTGATGAGCCAAAAAGGGCGTGAAGCCGCTGGAAGCAAACTTGCAGAAAGGGCTTTAATTCCGGCTACAAGCGAAGCAATGGCCGCACCTGTATCTAATGCAAGATTTCTGCAAGGACTGCGCGTTGACGATCCTGTTACAGATATTATTCTTAACGCCAACCCAGCATTAAAAACTCAAATTAACGATTTAACAACGGTTGCTGACGCAACAAGAAGGGCTGTATCTTCTTACTCGCAACCAAGAACTGGCGTAATGAATACGCCAGCATTGACTATTGGAGGCGGATCAACGGTTGGAGGAATGATTGGCGGCACGACAGGCGCTATCGCTGGTGCTGTCATGCCAACTGTTGTTAGTCAAGGGCTTACGCAATTATCTGCATCGCAATCGCTACTTAATAGACTTCTTGGTGGTTCCGGGCAAAATATTTTGTTAACACAGCCTCAAAACGTCATGGGCGGCGCAACAATAGCTCCTGTTTCATCGGCAGTTTCAGGTCTCCTTAATGAGCCGCCAAGAGTTGATGTCATGGGTACAGCCGACACCATGACTGACGAAGAGAAACGTCTTGCAGGATTGCTGCAATAGCGTAAACTACCATCTGGACTCCTCCTGTGTCATTCTCCCCCTGAGAGTGTTTGCCGCCTACCGATGGCGGCTTTTTTTTGACCGTTTGTCTGAAATGGTCTAACCATTTCGTAAACATGGTGCATGATTGCAAACCATGAAAATCATTCTCGGCATTGATCCAGGGTTGAGCGGCGCGATTGCAGCCGTTCAAGGTCAGAAACTTGTGAGCGTGTTTGACATGCCAACGGTTGAACGTAAGGTTGGCAAGTCAGTGAAACGCTTTGTCGCGCCGCACGAACTCCATACGGAGTTGGCGGCATTCTTGATCGACCATGAGTGCGAATGCTTCATTGAGCAAGTGTCCGCCATGCCAGGCCAGGGCGTAACGTCGATGTTCAACTTTGGACGCTCGCTCGGTAACGTCGAAGGCGTACTCGCAAGCCTCAAGATTCGCTATCACTTTGTGCCGCCAATGACATGGCAACGCGCTGTGCGCTTAACAGGTGGCAAGGAAGGCGCACGCGCCCTGGCGATGCAAATGTTTCCAGAAATGAGTTCAGCGTTTAGCCGTGTCAAGGACAACGGACGGGCGGACGCTGCCTTGATTGCTTTGTATGGTTCGATGCAATAGGAGTCACTATGAAAACACAGGAAGTGGAAAACTTGAAAGAATTGTTGGCGTATACCCGCCAAATCGCAGCCGATTCAGATCGCAAGTTGCGCACCGCTAGGCAGTTCATTGGCGAGCTAACCGACGTTGAACGCCTTGGCGGTCAAGTGTCTGATCAGGTTCGCAGCCATGCTTACAACGTTTTGCAAAGGATCATGTGATGCTGATCCAACGCGATGGTGAAACCGTGGTTGTCGTTGATCGACCAAAGATTGGATCAGCCTATGAGCCGCCAAAGCCAAACTATTTGGCGGATGATCAGTTGTGGATACAAAGTATCTACACGTTTAAGCGCGTACCGGCCTATGCGATCCGCGACAGGCAAGCCAAGTTGCTTTTGCTTGGTTCGCTTTACTTGGGCGGTGTCTTGATGCTTGGGCAGATTGCACGCTACTTGTTGCAGCGATGAAGATGCCTTTTGTTAAAAACTTTTCACTTAACGCTTTATGGCGAGCACTGTCTCGCAAACCTGAAAGGGATCGCAATGGAACAAAAAATAACGATTGCTGCAACGGGTACTGTAATCAAGGAAGAGATTGCCCACTCAGAGCATCAAGCGGACGATACGTTTGGTTTCGAGGCGATAGCACCGAAAAAGGGTCGAACGCCAAAAGCTAACGTGGAAGTTGGCGAACTTGAAAAGCGTTTGAACATTGCGCTAGAGAATCTGGCGGATTGTGTTGAAACGCTCAAAGGTTTAGAAAGCTATGGACGCTTTAACGATTCTGTTGTTCGCCGCCGCGCACTTGAGTGCCTAAAGAGGATTGGCGAATGGGCATAAAAATGATCGTGTCAACGATCAAGCCTGATAAGGGATCGTTACACGTTTTGGCGGCAAGTGTTGATGCTTATGCGCCAGAAGTTGACCTTTGCATCGAGAACGGAAGAGGGCCAACGTTTGGCGATGACTACAACCGGGCGATTGAACGTTTCATGGCTAAGGATGACGAGGGTGTGATCATCGCCAACGATGACATTGTGCTTGCGCCTTACTCGTTGCGATTGCTCATGGAAGATGTTGAAGCGTTAAAGAAATTGTGTGGCCCTAAGTTGGGACTCGTTGCAGCGCGATCCGACTATGTGCGCCCTTCGCAAAACATTCGCATACCGCGAGACGATAGGGACCAGTTTGTTGGTATGCGTTGGAAGGGCGAGGGCGCGGTCAAGAAGAACAAAGTGGTATCGCCTTTATTTGCATGGCTGCCGCGTCTGGCGTATGAGCAAGCACCGTTTCCGCCACTGAATTGGTTTAGCGATGATGTGATGTGCGCTGATCTTGTGGCACTTGGGTTTAGTCATTGGATTAGCCGTAGCTACATACACCACGTTGGATCAATGACGATTGGCGTTGACATGCAATCAAATCTTCAGCAGTCATTGCCATGGATGAAGTCACACAGGCCGCACTATTTAGAACAATGGGGGATTGAATGATACCGATAAGGATTGTGGCGTGCACTCGCCATAACAGAAAAGATTTTGCAGGAACGCCGTTAGGCGTAACGATTCAGCGCTTTGCGCATCTGTCGTTTATTGAGGCGCAACTGTTCACGAACAACACAGCAGGGTTGTGCCAACGCTATAACGAAGCCATTGAGGCCGCCAAGAATGATCCGGCGTTACTCGTGTTTGTGCACGATGACGTTGAGATTGTTGATTGGTACTGGTACATGCGCTTGGGCGCCTCACTCGATGATCATCACCTGGTTGGATTGGCGGGTAACTGTCAACCATCACTAGGTCAAACGTCATGGGCCATTACTGATATGGAAGGCACGTTATCGGATCGCCAATCATGGGCCGGTTGCGTAGCGCGTGGCAACGGCGAGTATTTGACGAGTTGGGATGTGTTTGCATCGCCAAACCGTGAAGTGTCATTGATTGACGGTTTGTTCATGGCGGCTTACTCAAAGACGTTTCATGACAACGATATAAGGTTTGATGAGCAATTCACCTTCCATCATTACGACATGGATTTATGCCGCCAATTTACACAGAAAGGTTTGTCAATTTATGTGTCATCGATTTCCGCCATCCATCACAGTCAAGGCTTGATGGGTCCAGCGTGGAAAGAATCAGCGCAGCGCTACTTAGATAAATGGCAAGGACTATGAAAAATACCAATGACAAAGCAGAACTGTATCCAATGCCCGTATACATGTTGGAGGGCATGCCCTATGTGCCGCACTACATTAAACCCTATCACTGGGTTGCGCCAGGCGGCATCACAAGGACAACGACATGGCTTGATGAGCGACACGCCAAGCAAACCATGCGCCCACTTTGGATGCGCACTTGGGTGCTGGAGCGTTTCGTTGAAACGACACAAGACTTATAGCATAATCGTGGAGTTCACGAGGATGCTTCATGTTTCGGATCAAGCGGGTGACGGTAATGTCCCAAACCACCGAGCAAGCCATACGCTTTCTTCAGAAAGAGTGCTTGCCCTTGGATACGGTCCTAAGTCCCAAGAACGGTTGGTGGTGGATGGCGTATTGCGACGGTCGGCTAGCAGGGTTTGCCGCCATGCTGCAATCCAGCAAAACACCGCAAGCCGCGTACCTAGCCAGGGCCGGTACGCTGGAAGCGTTTCGTGGCCGGGGGCTGCAAAAAAAGTTGATCCGAGAGCGTTTGAAGTTTGCCAAAGACTTAGGTTTAACGCAGGCCATTACAGATACAACGGACAATGTGGCGTCTGCCAACGCGTTGATCGCCACAGGCTTCAGGATGTTCGAGCCAGACGATCCTTGGGGTTCGCCCAATACGTTGTATTGGAGGAAGGCTTTTGCCGTACAAAGACCCGAAGGTTAGAGCAACCAAGCAAAAGATTTATGCTCGAAAATATTACGAGCGAAATCGAGAAAAAACAATCAAGGCAAGTATCGCATCAAAGCGCGTATTGCGTGCAAAGTGGCGAGCATACAAAGCATCACTTCATTGCGAGCGGTGCGGCATACAGCACGAAGCGGTCATTGACTTTCACCACGTTGATCGAACGCCGCCAAAGCGAAACATTAACGAGCTTGTGGCGCAAGGCGCATACAAAAGAGTCTTCGAGGAAATCAAAAAGTGTATTGCGGTTTGCTCCAACTGCCATCGCATCTTGCATCACGACGAGCGCAAGCTAAAACGCAAAAAATTAAAACTTAAACACAAGAGGAAAAAGTCATGAACGCACACTCAGAATGGTCACCATCAGCCGCCGAGCGATGGATAGCGTGCCCGGCATCGATCAAACTCTCACGAGGCGTGCCGCCACGCGAAGCAGGAGAGGCTGCAAAGATTGGAACAGCGGTGCACGCATTGGCGGAAACGGTGATGCTGACAGGTTCAGCACCGCACACATTTGTTGGAAAGGAATTTGAAGGTGTTGCGATTAGCGAAGAGATGGCGTCTTGGGCCGAGGTCTATACGGACTTTGCGGGCGAACTGGAAAAGCGCATGGAAAGTGTTTGCCTCATCGAAGAACGTCTTAGGATTCCTAATTACGCTGGCGCTGATGTGCACGGCACTGCCGATATTGTTTGCTTTAATGATACTGATCTGGTTGTTGGAGACCTTAAAACAGGCCGCATTAAGGTTGATGTTGAAGGTCCGCAACTTAAGATTTACGCGCTAGGCGCATTGCAAAAGGCACCGGCAAGCGTTAAGAACATTACGCTTGCAATCATTCAGCCAACGCAGGAACCGCAGATCAGTTTGGCGTTCATGACGAAGGCTGAACTCATTGATTGGTCCGCCAATGTGCTGGAACCAGCACTACGCGACACGTTGGCACCGTTCCCGCCAACCAATGAAGGTGAGCACTGCCGCTGGTGCCCGGCCAGGTCAAAGTGCCCGGCAAAGATTGCCAGGGTAGAAAGTTTTGCCGGCGTAACGCCAAAGCAAATTGATGAAGCTACAGAAGAGGAATTGAACGCCATGATGAATGTGGCAGATGATGCAGCGCATACGATTGAAGCGATCAAAGAGCGCGTTACAAACGCGCTGCAAGCAGGGCGTGAGTTGCATGATTGGACGCTTGTACCGAAGCGTGCAACGCGCAAATGGCAAAGCGATGAGCTGATGGCGGGATTGCTGAGTGCGCACAAAGGTGCCGTGAAAACAGTGCCCATCACGCCAGCGCAATTGGAGAAGAAATACCCAAATCTTTATCAGG